CGCTTGCCGCAGTTGTAAATACGATTGGCCAACTCTGGGACGCCCGTGACGGTGCCTCCGGGAGAGTTAAAGTCGAACAGGATGATTTCAATGTTAGGGTCGCGCTCGGCGTCCTCAATCATCTCCTCGATGTCATCGACATCGCAACCGCCCATCATTTTTTCAAGTTCGGTAAGGTCGTTGCCAATGACCCCCTTTACGGGGATGATGGCCAACTTGCCGGACTTTGCCATCTCTGGCTTCTCTCCGAAAATCATTTCCAACATGTCATCAAGGTCGTCGTTTGCCTTTTGTGGCATGGGGAACTGGGCGATCTTGTCGAGGTAAGCCTTCGCCTTGCTCGGTTCAATGAGCATAGGCGTTAGCGTCTTAAAGGCGTTTTGAAGTGAGTTCATAATGTTTTATTCTTCGTCTTTGCGGTTTTTTACCTTGGGCTTGACGTTGGGGTCGTCCACGGAAACTTCGACATCTTCGCCATCGTCTTGGATGGTCATGGTGTCGCCCTTGTTCGCGCCTTCTTCGGAGAAGGATGCGTCAATGGCGTCGAGGGCTACGTTCTGTGGCTTGTAGATTGCGGAAGGTTGGATTTCAAACTCCTCGGCAAGTTCCTTGATGTACGCCTTCTCGGCGGCATTGGCGCGCATCTGTTCGCGCGGATCATCACCATTCTCAAGGTGGAACTGTGTGATGGTCTTGATGCCCGTCTCGATGTCGAGGCGGGTCTGCTGGGCATCACGTCCGGCATCCACGGTGACACGGCGCGGGGTGGTGCTGGAAACCTGCATCCAACTATCAATGGAAGGGAGTTCGCCATTCTTGATGGCGTTACCGATAATGTAGCCCCACACAGGAGTGAGGAAGCGTTGCATCAGCACATTCTGACGATGCTGGAACTTGCGGTCAGCCTTGGCTACTATGAACCTCATAGTAGCACCGCCTGCCTTCGTTGCATCATGCACGAACTCAAATGGTAATACCCCTGCGAGCGAGTCACGCATGAGGTGTTCGATGAATCCGTTGAACGTGCTGTTCGGACGCTGGGATTCAAAAGACTCTAACTTCTCGCCGGGAGCAAGGGCAAGGGTCTTGCCGCCGATAAACGTCGATGCTTCCCTTGGGTCAGCAAGACCATTTTCACCGTAGTCCTGCGGACGCATCCCGAAGGCTTCAAAGTCGGACTGGGTGCCGTCGAACTGTGCGTTCTCGCGCGTAATGGTACGAACCAAATCGCTGTTGGTTTTGACGGCTTCCTTTTCGAGCGATAGGATTTCCAGCATGTCAACGAGGTTGTTGATGCTGTGTTGTAGGGGGCTGTAAGCGCGCGCGCCAGAAGCCAGTTCTGGCTCGTACAGGTGCATGACAGCGTTGGCGGGTACTCGGCGGCTGGAGCCGTCGGAACGTATTACATTGTAGTACTGGGGGGCGCCGTAGGGGCCAAAGAAGATGCCGTCTACCATGCCGGGAGGCGGAGCGCCATCGTTGCCGGGGTTGCCAACACGGTGGGACTCGATGACCTGCAATTTGGGACGACCGTCTGACCCCTTGGTCTTGATGATGAAGCACTCGCCGTCACGATCCATCAAGCGGCAACAGATGTGCTGAAGTTCAAAGAACGAGTAACGACCCGTGATGTCGCATGAGCGCGAAGCCCACTTATTGAAGTACTTTTCGGCTTGGTCGTCCCAAGGCTCGCTACCCGACTGTGCCTGCATCTTGATACCCGAACCGACCGAGTAGGTCGCCATGTCGGCGATGACCTGTCGGATTAGTCCCGCATTGAGTTCCAACCAGCGCATCTTGCGGGTCGTCTCCATGCGGTCGAACACCGTCATGGTTTTCTTGAAGTCCTGCGGCCATGACGACCAAATCCAACTGCGCTTGTTGCTGAACTTTGCGCTCTCGAAATTACTGAAGATGCCCGGCCCCGTGGAGTTAGCCTGCTTCTTTAGGGCAGGGTTCACTTTAACGCCCTTAGCAACGGGCGGTACGGACTTCTTTTGTGGGGTTTTGCGGGTGTTTTTCTTCATCAGAGTCCTCGGAAGTTATTGAGCATATTGATCACGCGCACACGGTCGATAGCCCCATATCTTTGGGGGTCTTTGACTTGGAGCGCGTATCGTGCTTCCAGAAGGGTCTGCTGGATGGTCATAGGGAACTCCTTGGTCACGGACGTGCCGGAGTCTGCGTATTCCATCATGGTCTTGCCCTGTTTGAGCAATACAACGGCCTGTGCGACAATTTCCTCTATGTCGGAGATGTCCAAGATTAAAAAAATACCTTGAGCGCGAGCCATTTGGCTTTAGCCCCGTGTAAACTTGGGTCTTGGATGCAAGATAGACGCCACCAGAGCCACCAATAACGCCCCACAACCTCCTGCATCCAAGACTTGACCTTATCTTGCCATGGGGTGCGCTCACGTCAAGGAGAACTTTCGAGTTCCTTGCCCGGTTCCTTTTCCTCGGTTGAGATGGCGTTCTTGTTTTTGCCTTTGCCGATGAGTTTAGCCATCATCGCAGGCAGGATGCCCATTACTTCGCAGTCCCATAAGTGGTTGGCGCGATCACCAATGGGTATCCAGATGGGGGTGCCGTTGTTGTTCTTGGTGCGGTGTTCCGACTGCATCTGCTTGCGGTACTCGTCTCCGGCGTCCTCGGCGTAGGTGTGGTGACCAGCGCGCCGTAGACGGGATAGGGAGTCCTTGAACACAAGGTTTGAGAACACATACAGTTTGCAGGACTGGGCGCCGACTTGGATGACCTTGGCTGGCTGGTAGGGTCGATAGGCCACCTTCATGCCAAAGGGGGTCATCACGCGCCATGCAAACTCGTTTGCCCCGGAACCCTTGGTGGCGTTCCAACTGAAGCGCGCGCAGAGGCGGTAGACGGCATCGGTGTTCGGGCCGTCACCAGAGTCTAGGAACACGAAGAAGTTGGCTACCTCGTACTTGACCTGCATCTCCCGAAGTTGGTCGTCAGTCTCGACGTACCCCCACCAGACCATGCGGGACTTGCCATCTACCGTCCAAGAACGGATGACGGCGTAGTAGCCCTTGCGCTGTACGTCCACGGACATGAACCGCAGGCGAGCAAACTGCTTTGCCTTGCGGTGGTCGTCGGTGATTGGCGCGGCAACTAGTTTGGTGTCCACCATGGCACCTTCGTCCTCCCACCCATCGGCCAACTTGTACCCGCTTGGCATAATCTCGCCGCCGCCTTCGTCCACTTCTTCTGTCCACGAAACGGCAAGACGCTTCTGCTTGAACTCCATGCGACTTGTCTCGTCGCCGTGGTTATCGTAGGCGCGCTTGGCGACGATGGCTTCTTCGGCGAGTTCACCCCATGACATACCCCATTGACCACACAGGGCGTTCCAATGGAAGCCGACGATGCCCTTGGGGGCGCCGGGGTTCATGGGGGCGTATTCAGCCTTGGCGTTCATCTCCTGCCGGATGGCAAAGGAGTCATCGTGCATATGGCCACAGGACTTGCACTTGTACTTGATGCCGCGCTTGACCTTGTCGATGTCCCAGCCGTCGCCGCCCTTGGCTTCGGGTGGGTAGATGAGTTGCTCAAACTCGTAGGCTTGCTGGGTATCGCAGGCTAGGCAACGGAACATCCACTCACGGCGGTCGGACTGCATCCACAGGTTGGTAATGTCGTCGCCCTCGTAGCCGCCTTGGGAGATGAATACCGACTTCCCGTTCCATGTGAACGCTGTTCTGCGGCGTAGGGCTTCGCCAAGGTGTCCTTTGGGCCACATCCAGACTTCGTCGCCTCCGAGGAATCGGATAGAGCGGCGTTGAAGGTTCTTTTTGTTGTGCGCGCCCAGCACCCACATGGTGCAACGCTGGAACTGATTGGTGTGCCAGTTGGACTTCTCCTGCTTGCTGACGCGCGACATGGTGGCAGGGGTCGCCTCCCAGATGGGCTTTAGGCGGTTGATCTGCCAGTCCTTGGCATTGGGGTCAACGTCTTGGAGCAGTAGGGTTGGGCCGGGTGTGCGACCAGCGATGTAGGATGACCAGAGTTCCAGCAGGGTGGACTTGCCCATCTGAACGGCACCGAACACGATGATGGTTCGGATTTCTGGATCGCACATGGCGCGCAGGATAGGCGCGAGGTACGGCGTGGAGTCCACACGGAACGGGCCGGGCATCGGCCCCGGCATGTTCTTCACGTTGGACTCAAGCCAGTCCACGATGTCCCCGTCTGGGTCTGGGGCAAGGATTGCCCGCAGGGAGTTCTCGTAATTGTCCTCGGTCACAATCCGCACATCCCTTCACATTCTGATCCAAAGTCAAAACCTATCTGGTTAGCGTCCTTGTCCGTGAAGTCCACTTGGTCAAGCGGCTTGCAAGACTTATGCAGATACACTTCGATACGTAGTCCTCCGGGGTTCTCATTCTGAAGTCGGCGGTAGGTCTTGTCAAACTCCACGGCCTTCTGGAAATGCTCTGGGTCTTGTTCCTTCAACCGCCGCCATTCATCGTCATCATGAAATGGGCAATAGTAACAAGCGGATCGAGGCGGCTCTGGGTAGCCGTTCTTTGCCATCCACTCAATACAATGTGTCCGAGTCATCCGCTTTTCAACCAATGGCCAGCGATGTTGAGTCCAAAGATTACTTGGCAACTTCATCCTTTGCATCTCATCAAACGAGATACCAATCCATTGAGTAACTGTCACTTTCTTCTGTCCGTGTGTAATGCCGCAACGCTTTCGGATTTCCTTGAGGATAGGGGCCACCTTAAAATCAGCAGTGCAAGCCCGACCTAATGCTGGGCGCACTTCACCAGAAGCCGTTAGGCCATAGACCGGGATGTTCGTTCGTAAGTAGGTGAGAGGCGTTTCTGAGTATATGCTTTTTTCCTTTACCCTAATTTTAAGTACGCTTTCCGTTAGGCTACCCTTGGTCACACGAATTACAGGGAAGGGTAACTGCGTCTCAAGCCAGTCCAGCCACTTGTAAACGCTGGTTGGCTCGGCTTGCGTGTCAGCAAAAACGGCAAAGTCAGGCATCGGCGTTACC